TATTAGCTGACACTATAGACAATTATCAGTTCTTAGTTCCTGACTTTGGTACATTTACTGGTGGCTTCCAAGTTACATCTGTTGAATATGCAGGTGAGTTTAATGGTGAAGTTACTTACAGTATGTCTTTTGAAAGTTCAGGTTCAATTACATTTGCTACAGTCTAATAAATGGCTTGGCAATCAGTAACAGTCAAAGGTGCTAAGGGCGACATCTCTGCTTTGCTTAGTGGAGATGTCCTTGAAGTAGCCAACCAGTTAGGAAAAGACCCATCTGAAGTAAAAGTAGATGGTAAGTCCTATAAAGTATCGTCTTGCTCTTTAAATGAAAGAGACGATGTATTAACAATCAAACTTGCAATGGCAAGTACAAAACAGGAGAAGTCAGATGACAAACCCACTAAAGGGCGAGATTGAAATAGAACTAGGCGGTGAAACTTACAAATGTAGGCTCACAATTGATTCACTGGTAAAAATAGAAGATGAATTGGATGCAGGGATTCTTGAACTTGCCTCAAATATATCTGAAGCAAAAATACGTCTTAAAACACTTTTAGTTGTATTGAGATACGCTTTGCGAGGTGGAGGCAACGACTTTGATGATCGCAAAATAAGAGAAATACTTACATCTACAGGAATAATTTCAGCTTCAGCAGTCGTGGCACAATTATTAGCCGATTCTCTTACTGATCCAGACGAAATAGATGAAGGTGGTTCTGCAAAAAAGCAGGAGACTTTAGAATAGAATGGAAGGTCTATATGCAAATCTGTTTAGGCATGATGATGATGCGACCAGACGATTTTTGGAATATGTCTCCTAGAGAAATGTGGGAAGCAATTAAAGGATTCAAGCAATTTCATGCCGCAGAGCAAGATAGACCAATGACTAATGAAGAACTAGAAGATTTAATGGAGTTATACCCTGACTAATGGCTACAGTTGACGAATTAAAGATACTTATAAAAGCTGAGACCAAAGACCTCAGAAAAAAGCTAGACGAAACTAATCGTAAATTAGATCAAACTAGCAAAAAATCTAGTAAAGCAGGTACAGATATGTCTGCTGCTTTTAAAAAGGCAGCTATAGGTGCAGCAGCTCTAACTGCTGTAGCAATCAAAGTAAGTTCAGTTATTGCAAAAGTAGGATCGCAGTTTGAAGATTTAAAAGATTCTTTAGATACAGTTTTTGGTAGCGCACAAGCAGGAGATAAGGCAATGTCAAGAGTCTTAGAATTTGCTCAGACAACACCTTTTCAAGTAGAAACTGCAACTAAAGCATTTATATCTCTCAAATCAGCAGGTATAGAGCCTACTAATAGAATGTTACAAGTTTTTGCAGATACTGCTTCTACTTCTGTAGATCAATTAGGAGTATTTGAGGCTTTAATTAGAACAGTTCAAAGATCAGCAGGCGGCGGTCTAGGATTAGAAGAACTTAACATGATTGCCGACAGAGGTATTGATGTATTTGGTGGTTTGCAACAAGAATTAGGTATTACTAGAAGTGAAGTTGCACAATTTGGTGCAACAGCAGAGGGTGCAAAACTGATCACAGATGCTTTAGTCAATAGTTTAGAAAGACAGTTTGGCGGTGCGATGGCTAATAAAATGGATAACCTTAGCACTAAGACATCAAACATGACTATTGCATTTAAACAACTAGCAGATGAAATATTTCGTAGTGGTTTAGGTGCTTTATTTAAAAATATGGCTGATTCTATGACTGAAACAGCTAATGCAGCCACAAGACTGATAGCAGCCGCAGGAGGGCGTGGAACAGGCGTAGAAATGACAGAAGACCCTGCTAAGAATATTGAAAATCTAATAGAACTTCAAAAAAAGTTAGAGGCAAAACAAGATAGGTCTATAACAGGTTTGCAAGGAAGCACCTCAAGACTTTTGCAAGGGTCAGCAGGCTTAACACATCAGGAACAACATCAGCTTAATTTCATAGCGCATGAAATCAAAAATCAGGAAAGGTTATTAGAGGAATTGACCAATGGCTATAAAAAACTAACAAATGCAGAAAAAGAAGATTTAAAAGTGCAAGGACAACTCATGCAATCTTTTAGTTTTATCAGGGGTGTTGTTGATAAACACAAAGGAGATACAGATGAATTAGCTTTTGCACAAGCTAATCTGACAGAGATTTTCCAAAAAAATCAGGAAGCATTTGCAATTATGGGTGTTTCGGAAGAACAAGTAGGAGAAATATTAAAAGAGTTAGCAAAAGACACAGATGAACTTGCAGAAAGATTTGGAGAACTAGCACCTGTCATAGCCGAAGCTACCAATAAATTCACAAATGATTTTGTCCAATCATTGATGGATGGTGAAAACGCTATGGATAGCTTTAAGAACCTATTCAAAGACATGGCAAGACAGATCATAGCTTCTGCACTACAAATGCAGATAATCAAGCCAATTATGGATGCTATGTTTACCGCAGTTGGATTACCTGTTGGTGAAAAAGCAGGTGGTGGTAGAGTGCAAAAAGGGCAACCTACGCTAGTAGGTGAGCGTGGTGCAGAAATATTTATACCAAACACAGGTGGTACGATAATGAACAACATGAACAGCAAGAACGCTTTGGCAGGCGGTGGTGGTGTTACAGTAGTACAAAACAATAACTTTGCTTTAGGTGTAGGTGCTACTGCCAGAGCAGAGGTAGCTAAACTTTTACCACAAATACAAGAGTCTAGTAAGGCGGCAGTATTAGAAGCAGCCGCTAGAGGCGGTTCATTCAGAAGGGGGTTGATGGGTGGCTAGAATAATAGATATGCCAAGCACTCCTAACTTTGTAAGAAGCGAGTTTTCTTTATATAGAGCAATAGGACAAACAGCTTCACCCTTTACAGGTAAACAGAAAACACAAGAGTTTGATGCTGTATTCTGGCAAGCACAGGTTACTTTGCCACCATTAAACAGAACACAGGCTGTTGAGTGGCAATCTTTTCTAATGCAATTAAAAGGCACTACAAACCATTTTAAGTTTGCTGACCCTGATGCCCTAACCAACAGAGGAGACTTCAGTACAACGCACCTAATAGCCGAGAACAGGGTGTCTAATACAAATGTTGTCCTAACAGCAAACAACTCCAATAGCAGCATATCAGCAGGCACGGCGATATTCGCAAATGCAAAGGCAGGTGATTTTATACACGTTACAGGCATGACAAACGATGCAAATAATGGCACACATAAGATAACAGGAGTAAACACAACACAAGTAGTTTTTGTGGACAGTGTTCTAACTGACGAATCAAGTACAGGAAGTTGTAAAGTGCAGATGAATGTAAAAGGTGCAACTGGCTTAAATCTAAAGACAACTGGCAGCAATAGCGGCAGTATAAAAAAAGGTGATTATTTAGGTGTATTAGGTGCAGCATCTGCTTCAGCAAATCCAGTTCAGTTAGTAATGGCTGTAGAAGATGCGACTGAGACAAGCGGTAGTCCAAATCAATTTGCTGTACGAACAGAGCCAAAGTTAAGATCAACATTAGCAACTGGACACTTTGTAAGATTTGATGCACCAAAAGGTTTGTTTAGACTTTTAGATAATACTGTAGATTGGAACGCTGACCATAGATCACTATATGGCATCAGCTTTGGTTGTATTGAGGTGGTCTAATGGCTACAAGAGCAGGTATAGATAGTGCGATATCAGCAAGGTTAGGACAAGATCATCAAGAGCTTTTCTTTGCAGTAAAAGCAGAGTTTGACACAGAAGATATATTAATATGGACTGGTAATGACGATCTTGTTATCAACTCTGAGACTTATACAGGGGCAGGTGCTTTACTCAGTATAAGTAGTATAGAAGATACGTTGGATTTGAAGCCTTCAGGTATTGCTATAGCTTTATCAGGTATGGATTCAGATATATTGAATATGGCTTTGACCGAAAACTATCAAAATAGAGATATTGCTATATTTATGGGTTTCTTGATGGGTGGTAGCAACGAAGTAGCAGGTGTGTTAAAAGTTTTTGCAGGAAGAATGGTTGCTTTATCTATAGATGACGGCATTGATGGAGCAACAGTCAGTATAGATGCTGAGAACAGATTGATAGATTTGGAAAGACCAAGCAATCTTAGATATACAGCAGAGAGTCAAAAGTTTATAGATTCTTCTGATACATCACTCAATAGAGTTCAACAATTACAAGACAAACAAATAGCTTGGGGTCAAAAACAAGATGTACAAAGCGGAAGTGGAGGAATGCACGATGATCCTTATGATTATGTCACACAAAGATAATGAAAAAGCTACCAGATTGGGAAATAGAGTTTGACACAGTAGTAAACAGAAATCTTTACACACCTTTCAAATGGGGAGAATGGGATTGTGTACATCTCACAAATACATTTATAAAAGCTATGACAGGCGAGAGTCTATTACCTAGTAACTGGAAATGGCAAACAAAAGAACAAGCAATGCAAAGTATTTTTAAATATGGAAAGGGTAAAGGTTTAGTAGCGGCAATAGATAACGCTATAGAACTTAAGGATGGCATAGATGCTATAGATATACAATATATGTCAAAAGGGGATTTTGGAGTTCACAAGGAAGAAACAGAATTAGCTTTCGTATTTGATGGCTATGCTTCATTAGGTGTTGATGCTGATGGTCTTGTCATAGATGATGATGTAGACATTTTAAAAGTATGGAGAATCAATGGGTGACAAAATAAAAAAAGCTCTAAAAATAGCTGCGATAATCTATATCGGAGTAAAGTTATTTGCATCAGAAGCATTTTTAGCAAAACAAAGTTTCTTCAAACTTGCAGGTGCGAAAGCCGTCGCCGCTAAAGCTTTTGCATATACTTTAGCTTTAGGGGTTTTGAGCAAAGGTATAAATGCTACAGGTGGTAACTTTGGTTCTAAAGTATCAGCACGTGCGCCTACAGAGCCTAGACAAATAATATATGGTCAAACTAGGGTAGGTGGAACGATAACTCACATATCTACTACAGGAACTGACAATTATTTGTTGCACCTAGTTTTCGTGCTAGCAGGACATGAAGTCAACAGCCTTGAAGCAGTCATACTAAATGATGAAACTCTAACAACATCATCTTCTACAATAAGTGGATCAACAGTTTTTACTGCTACAAATTCTAAGTTTACAAATACAGAAAATCCCAATGACTTTGGCAGTGGTCGCTTAGTTCGTTTTACTTTTCAAGATGGATCGCAAACAGCAGTAGACGGATTTATGGATGCACAGCTTGCGGCTATAACTACTACAGATAAATATACAGACATGGCTTATGTTTATATGCAGTGTGTATTTGATGCAGAGAAGTTTGGCGGTGGTATGCCTAATGTTTCTTTTGTTGTTAAGGGCAAAAAGGTCTATGACCCAAGACTCAATTCAGGCAGTGGAGGTACAGCATGGAGCGATAATCCTGCATTAATAGTGAGAGATTATCTGACAGACACAACTTATGGATTAAAAGCAAAAAGTGGTGAGATCAATGATGGAAACGTAGCAGGAGGTATAACAGCAGCAGCCAATAAATGTGATGAAACAGTAACACTTGCAGATGGTAGTTCTACAGAAAAAAGATATACAGCAAATGGTTTTACAAACTTTGCAGCTAACGGAGCAGGAGTTTTGAATGCTGTATTACAATCTATGGCAGGATCAATGTCTTATGTAAATGGACAGTTTCAAGTTCATGCAGGCGCACATCCAACACCATCTTTAACTATTACTGATGATGACCTATTACAACCTTTAGAAGTAAGCACAAAATCTAGCACAGGAGACTTATACAATACAGTCAAATCAGTTTTCGTTGACGGCTCTAATAATTATGTTGCTGCTGATGCACCTATATATCAAGACTCTACTTTTTTAACAGAAGATACACCTAACGGTACAAACTCCGATAAGCCTAATTATGTCAAGACTATGGAGAAGCAGTTGCCATTTACTGTTACTCATACAATGGCTCAAAGACTGCAAAGAATATCTTTGAAGAAACAAAGATTGGCAACAACTATAGGTGCAGTTGTTGACCTAAAATTTCTAAGATTACAGCCACACGATACTGTGATGATCACGAATGAAAGGCTTGGATATACGTCTAAAATATTTGAAGTATTATCTGCTGAAATGTTAATACAGGATAGCGAAGATGTGCCAACACTTGCTGTAGGCTTAGTCTTACAAGAAACCGCATCATCAGTTTATGACTTTGCCACGTCTGATTATCAAACACCTGTAGCATCAGGTAGCACTCTGACAGTTGGTGACTATGCTATATCTCCACCAACCAGTTTATCTGTGGTGACTGACAGCACTACAGTTGATGTTCTTACGAATACCTCTGTTACGGTGTCATGGACAAACGCCAGCTCACCTTACATTATAGGAACAGAAATACATTACAAAAGAAATGCAGACTCTATATACAGCACGGTTATTGCAAATGCAGGAGCAACGAAACAACAGATACAAGCTTTAGAAGTTGGTGTTCAATATAATTTCAAAGCAAGACACCTTAGTGCAGGCTCTTTTTCTGATCTTACGTCTCAAGTTAATCACACTGTTGTTGGAACAGCAACAGCTAAGTCTGATCTTACAAACTCTACTGTAGATTACTCATCAGATGGAACAGGTACACTGCCTGCAACAAGTGGCGGCACAGGAATAACAGACTTTGCAAACTCAACACACTTAAACAGCAACACAACTAAGTCAGACGTTGGATTAGGTAATGTTGACAATGAAAGTTCATCAACCATACGAGGACAAACTACATCTGGTAACCATACAGGTACGGTAGGTGGAGCCGCAAACTCAACAATAGTCGCAGGATCAAGTAGAGCCGCCGCAGTCTTAGACTCAAGCAACAGGTTTACAGGTAGCATATTGCACTCAGGCACAGTCAGAACAGCAGAACAGATAATAGATGCACATGAAAGAGCAACTAATGCTATAGATAGCAGTAACAGGATAACAGGCAGTATATTTGACGGAACAAACACAAGGACACCTGCAAATTTAAATGACGCTTTTGTAAGAGCAACAGCAGGATTAGATTCAAGCGGTAACGTACAGAGAGCAGTACCTGCAGCACAAATAAATGCAGCACTCACAACGGTACTTACCGCTAGACCTTCTACAACCGCACAATGGGTTACGCAAGATGGAGCAGTTTACTCACCTTCAGGAACTAACTTTGATATAACGATAACAGCAGACAATGGTACAACATCAGAAACAGGAGTTTTCAGGTGGTCTTTTGTTAATGTATCAAACAGCAACGCAGACTATATCAGTGGTTGCACAGAGCAAACAGATTCTACAAGTAGCTTTTCTGTAAATGTCACAACAGATTTGTCAGGTAACAACCAGAAGTTTGCACAAGCAACGGTCACTCATGACTCAGGTGAAACCATAGTTATATCTGCACTTTTGTCACAGATTCATGTATCAGGAGGTGGTAAGTAATGACAATTATAACTACAAGTAACGGTTACAAATATAGACCTTTAGAAGAATCAGATGAAACTTTTATGATGGATTGTTTGAAGGATTATCCTATTGGCAGTAATACTATATATCAAAGAAGAAATGAGTTTGCCAATATGCTTTATGTGACAGAAGGATTTGATGAAACAAAAGTCAAAAATAAAACTTCACCACAATCTATAACAATGGTCACAGAGAAAGCAGACGGATCAGCTATAGGATTTCAGCATATAGAAATTGTTGATCTTATAGTTGAATTGCGTATGGGCGCAACACATCCTTCACATAGAAGGCAAGGACACTCCACAGCAAGACTGATGCTACTTGGAGAGTTTGCATACAATCATCTTGGTTGCACAGGTACTCAACTTGAAATTGTAAATACAGATCAGGTTTCTAAAGTAGCTGATACTTGGAGAGGAGATATAAGTGCTGATGAAACACAAAGAAATAATGAAAACAAATTTGGTGATACACAGACTTTTACCCTTAACAAAATACAAATAACCGCAGCAGAACATGAAACTCATAGGGCAGGACATAGCACTTGGGGTTCAGTAACTTA